TCACTCAGTACGTTTAAATGCTGTATTGGTACAATTCTATTGCTGCCTCTTGGAATGATAAGTTGCCAATCATTATGAGTTACCGGGACTGGACCCATCTCAGTCATGTCGTTGCCATAATCTATATTGACAACAGCAAAACCTTCTGGCACTTCATCCCCCTTCTTCCATTCAGCCGCCATTTTAGTTCCACCTGTAACCACAACCCATTTTCCCTCACCTGCGGGAACATAAGCGTCGTTAAGTTTACCCTGTGGAACCTGATTACTTTGAACCAATCCACCTGCAATAGACATAATATCTCCTTTTGAAAACCGGGGCCTAAACCCCGGTTATTGAGTGATGCTTAGATTGAGGCTTGATCCCAAACAATATTTGCAGGGAACATGTACTCAACATACCAGACATACGCACCAGCAGTAGAAGCTGAAGATGCCTGAACATGAGAAATTGTCACAGGAACAACTTTTTCTTCTCCGCTTGAACCGTAGGTTGAAGACAGTGAGTAAGGAGGCTTGGTTCCAAGAAGGACTCCAGCAGGTGACACGATCTCGTTGTTATGAGATACAGTTGTCTTAGCTGTAGTGTTTATCTTCTTACCAACAACCGCTCCACTGTAAGCAGCAACTACACAAGCAAGAAAACCATCCGGGTCTGCGGTTTGCGCGGAACCAGTGTCTTGATTGTAAACTGTAGCGACACCTGTTCCTACGAGAAAGGTAGTAGATCCACCAGTAAATGCAGTAGTGATTATAATATTAACATCAGTTACTACGGCACCATAAGGAATGTTGATATAGCCGGTTTCAGTTGTGCCAGCACTTAAACCTCCGTGTACCCCAGCCTTATAACCAGAAACCTGAGCAGCACGGGTGATTTTATTTTTAATAGAGTCAGACATATTTGTCCTTTTACTTAAAAATTAAAGTGAACCCCGGCCATTGACCGGGGCTAATTGATTACAGCTTGGTAGCAACTACTTCAAGTCTGTACATCCAAAGGTCCTGTAATATGATACAGCTATAAAACGTGTCCCATGCTACAGTTCCGCGCTGTCCAAGAGGATCTCCTGGTCCAGGCTTAGGCATGACCACTTTAGAGCGGAGGCTGTCCATTCCACCGAGAGTGGCGCATCCACCGAAGTCTTCGGCCATTATGATTACTGGATAAACATCAGAGTTTGATCCGTTGGTTGAAACAGAATTTGTCCCGGGTGAATTTGCTGTGTCACCAGCAGATTTGAAAGGAGTTGCCTGAGTGGTTGTGATAAATCTCACTCCTTCAACCGCTCCAATCTCACCTTCCATCGCATCACCTTGATCAGAATACTTTGAAGCAACTACAAATCCTGGCAGGGCTTCAATGTCTTGACGAAGGTCAGGGTGACATACTGCAATGTATGATTCACGGATTGGCTCGGTTGCAATACCTACAGAAGCACGAAGCTTGTTCCGTAACTTCTTTGCATCGTTACCTTCCAACTGTCTTACAGCAGTTTGGATTGCACTGGTCTTACCGCTATCACAAGGGGTTCCAGCAACAGGGGCTGCATTTCCAATGTGAAAATCAACATCACTTCTAGCAGAAGCAGATGATCCAACATGTTTTACGGAAGTTCCCGCTCGGAAAACCTTGTAAGCCAAAAAGTCGAGGGTCTCACCAGCTTGCTGGGCTTGACGCTCGGTAATAACCTGTAACACGGGATCATGCGAAGCAGCCAACATTACGTCAGTTGTGTTCACATAACTGCCGTATTGCTTCAATGTGTGCTTCAGCGTGGTGTGCTCAAGGCTTGTAAAATCAGGCGTTACGCCTTCGGCCACTGGATTGTCAACAATCGGGAATCTTTCGTACCTGCGGTGACGAATCTCCAGTCCTTGCTTTTGAGGCTTGGTTTCCCGTTGTGCAAACTTAGCAAAAGTTTGAAGACGCTTCGCAATAGGAAGCATCTTTTTTTGTATAGTGAACGCATCATTTGCGCTCAAATCACCATAAGATTGTCCGGTTAAACTCCCGGTTCCGCCGTAAGCTGCCATAAGTCAACTCCTTAAAATTTATTCATCGGGTATAGAATCCCATAGCTCTTCAGCCGACATATTATCAGGATTCTTTGTTACTCTAGGGGCAGAATTACTAACCAAACTTGTCGCAGCTTTTCTACGAGCTTGCCTACGTTGAGGTTGTACTGGTTCCTCTTCCTCCACCACCCGCCATGATTTACCTTGTTCCGTTTGTAAAAACAAGTTCATAACAGAAGCATGATCTCTAGGATCAACCGACTCGGTCATCATCTTAGTCATTGCAGGACTTGCCAGAACAAATGACTGAAAATCTGCATCCTTGTCTATATCCCTGTAGTCCTCACCCACCTCATTTAACATGTGGCTTTCGTGCGTCACCAAGAAGTCTTGATATTCTCTATCTTTAACACTTCTTTCCAGGGTTTCTATCTTGTCGCCAACATTAACCTGCTGTGCGACTTTTGCTGCTTCTGCCTGGGCGATCTTAGTAAACGTTTTTGTTAGTTCACTAAACTCATCCATCGTCTGCCGGTCATCATCCGTGAAGAACTCATCTGATCCCGGCGTTGGCGGTCCTTTATCAGCCTTAGCTGTGGGCTGGGCTTGGAACTCTTCCATCTGCCTTTTAAGCTCCAGGTTCTGCAACCGCATTTCCTGAAACTCATCGCGCTGTTTTGCGCTATCCTCATTACGTTTGTGGAACTCTCTTTCTAGGTCTTTATACCTTTTCTCATAATCGTGTCCAGGTTCCTCTTCCTCAGCATCTTCCTCTTCAGGTTCTTCTTCGACCACCTCTTCGGTGTCTTCTGACTCTTCTGATTCTTCTCCTGCGGTTTCCCAGAGTTCCTCTGCATCACTCAGTTCCTCTGTGCCAAGTTCTTCATCTTGGGGAGAAACTTCCTGCGTTTCTTCTGCCATAATGTCCTTTACACTTTCGATGTCCCGTTAAAAACGGATCTAAGGTGTTGACCCCTCGGCTATCCGGTAGAGGTCGGTTTGTTTGTTGCCTGCTCGGGATATTTTAATATCTCCTCCCAGGCCTGTATCCGGCCAATGCGAACATTGTGCTTCGCTAGTGACTCGGTATCGTGAAGTGGAGCACGAACTATCGACTCCATCTCCGCATCCAACCTGTCCATAAACAGGTTCTTTAGGTGTTTCCACCCTGGATGTTCAGTTAAAAGAGCAATTGTTTTATTGTCAATATATTTATCCGGTTGGCGCATTCTCTTCCATCTCCTGTCGTCTTATGTCTGAAGCATCTGGACCCCCTTGTAATCTGTCAGATGCCCCTTGTTGCCGTTCCTGTGCAATCTCTTCCATAATCTCTTGATCTTCCTGTGCTATTCTCTGCGCCTCTTGCTGTTCAGCCATTTGTATCATCTGCTGTTCCTGTGCCTGTTGTTGCTGAACCACTGCCTGCTGTTGAGCCATTTGGTCTTCTTGTAACAGGATGGAACTTTTTGCAAGATTAGAAGGATGAAGAACATTGCCCTGTTTCATTAACTCAAGACGTTCCCTAATTTCCATTTCACGCTGATCATCACTAACTGCTTTCTTTTCCTGTAATAACGCTTTCGTCTGTTCAACCGCCATATCAGCCTGCGCCTTAGCCTGTATTTGAGCCGCTATTGCCTGCTGTTGTACTTGTTGTTGCTGCATTAACTGCTGTTGTTGTGCCTGCTGTCCCTGCTGCATTTCCATGGCAACCTGATCTTCAGTCTTCAGCATCTGATCGGGATCGAGATTAAACGCCCTTAACAGGGGCCGGATAAAAGCCTCGTGTTTAATAAACATCTGAAACTGAGGCAAAGATCCAGCAACCTGCAAGAACTGCATAAGCTGTGTATTATGAACCTCTTTTGCAACATACTGCTCGTAACCCGTACTTAATGCTTCGTAGTCACCCTTGATTGTATTGTCGGGTGAGTCAACCATCAGCCACCTATATATAGACTGAATGTTCTGCGTGATCATATTACTAACTGAGCGCACAACATCTGCGGTTTGACGGTTTGCATTACTATTTAGTATGCTCATACCCGTTGCGGTTTTAGTCTGCGATGGGCTCATATCACCGTAACCAATAGCGGTTTGACCACTGTCTAAGTCGGCCTCGCGTTCTAGCTGCTGTATAAGACCTATTAAACCATTGGTAACATCAGGTAACACCACCGCCTGAAACGCATCTCTCACGCTCTGTCCCGGCTTTAACCTTATCTGCTTACCCGCATACATCTGCTCCGTATCTTCACCCGCCTCAAAAGCATTTGGGTCTACAACCGTAATAGGAACCGATGACAACGACTTACCCTCTACCATCATTGCATAGCTAAAGTTTAAAATGGCCTGGACATCCCTAATTGCATAGTAGATCCCATCGCCCCATATCGTCTCAGGATTCTTCTGCCAGTAACAGAAGTGATAAGGCATCTGTCCATCAAATGGATTTTCCTCCATCTTGACCACCTTATCCCCTATTACCGTCATGACAACATCAAGGTTCTCCCTCATGTCCTCTTCTTCCAAACTTAAATAAGGCCTAAAGTCCTTGACATCAACCTTGCCCCAGAACTCCAGGATCTCTATGCTTTTCACCCGGACGTAGCTTGATTCGTCGTAGACTCTTGGGTGTTGGCTTTCGTCGTATCCTGATCGTTCTCCGTATCCTTCTTCGAGAACGCTGTCAATAGTTCCTGGTATGAAACTGTCATCAACTTTAGCCATTTCCCTAAGTTGTTTAGGGCTGACAAAGCTCCGTTGTACAATGTAGTCAGCATCTTGTGGACTCTCTGCTTCAGGTGAAGGAAATATGTTCCATATAGAAACATGTTTTACCGCCGGGACGAGCTCTTCTTCCTTCGCTGCCTCCACCTCCAGCATATAATCTGGAGCTCCTGACGAGCGGAATACAGGAAAATTTCTCCTCTCCAACGAAATAGCTTTCGTGCATCCTGTGCCATACAAGCACATTTCATGGATGCTATGTTGAACAGCCTGGTTATACCCTGTCCTATCGAGGATATCCCGTATTCTGTCCTCCATATTTTCAGCACGACCCCGAATCGCATCTTCAAGAAGGTCAGGCCTTCCCGCAGGCGCATCCAGGTCAGGCGGAATAAATCTAGGCCTCCGAGAAGGCGTAATACTGAAAGGAATGCGGCCATCCTCAAATAACAATGTGCCAATCTTGATCTTAGCCGAATTGACTTTTCGTCTAGTCTGGTTGACAAAGATTCCTCGCTCATTTGCCAGTTCCGTTGATTTGTTTATATGACTGGGGTACTTACCTCTATACGCATCATAGGACTCCTGCCAGTGGGTCTCGTGATCCCTCCGATAAGTCCGTGCCTCGGTAAACTTTTCCTGAACTAAACTGGCTAAATCATCAAGCGGCGCACTAACCGTCTTGACTTCAACTGCCACTGTTTCTTGCTTCTCTGCCATTTATTTCCTTTTCTAGTTTTTCAGACAAATTATTCAGCGAAGCACAGATGCCAAGTGATAGCTGTAAACCAGCCTCTTCCCCAAAATGTTCTATAAATACGTCAATCAGACTAGACATTATAGGTTCGAGGTCCTCTTCTAAATGCCGTTGCCCAAAGTCTGCGTTAATAACATTGGTCATAAATTAGAAGGACTGAATAGTTTAAGCGGCCTACGGTAAAACGGCACATGTCTCTGTTGGTATTGACCCGATGCCGGATACATCTTTGCTCCAAATGCAGCTATTGCCAGGGCCATAACACAATCATCGTGTGATCCCGGTTGTGCCGCCATTTTGCCATTAGGTAAATTTACAAAAGTTTGTAACTCATCCAGTAACTTTGGCGAGTGAATCTTTATTTCCCTTTCCCGTATTAGCTCCCGTAAGTAGTCTATTATCAGGGGCTTAGACTTAACAGTCGTATGAAATCCCAGCTTTCTAGCGGTACGAGACGACCTTTCATCTAAAATCTTTTCTGAGTAGAGATTGGGATATAAATGAATCTCTTGTAAAAATTTCAAAGTTACAAGTCCATGATTATTTCGCTCCACAAATAGCTGAGCATTATTGTACCACTTGCCCAGACTTGCTACCTGCCAAGCCAGCAGGTCAGGATCTATCTTGCACCGCAGCATGGCAACCTCCTCAAACGTGTGAGGATCTATCACCACAGCCACCGACCAGTCTGTATCTCGGCCTATATCAAGGCCCTCCGCCACATCAACCCCTATTCTATAATCCCTCTGCTTATTGGGTCTCTGCCAAACCTGAAGCTCTCCATCATCCTGAGCCTCTATAATATACTTCTCTTTTGTCCTACCTTCTTTATACGCCTGTATCGGTATATGGAACCCTTCACTCGGCACTTCCCGGGAAAGCTTCTCGCTATCCAAAACCATCTCATTTAATTGCTCCCTCGGGAACACCCCTCTACCCGTTGATACAAAAGCTTCTCTCGCGGTACTAGGAAACTCCTGGTGAAACTTAGTTAGGTCATTTTGACACTGGGTCCGTATGCACTGTCGCCTCCAGTTTAAATTTTCTAGCGTTACCTCAAACCTGAGCGGATCTTCCGCACCAATGTCAAACTCACACGAGACTCCCAGTAGCTTTGCTTCCTCCTCACCTCCGTATCTATCATCCGTTCCAAGTACAGCCTTAAATTCTTTTCTCTCATCATCGTTTTTAAAGTCCTTTGTATAATGACTAAACATAAACCAGGGAAAGAACACCGCCTCCCAGCCACTGTCCCCAGCATACGCATCCCAGAACATGTCATGAAATACGCCTCCCGTGCCCTGAGCCGTGCTCTCTATAATTGCCTCCGTCTTAAAACCTTGAACCACACAATTGAGAAGACCGAGAAGGTACTCTTCCCCGCCATGCCCCCAGCTTGCCACCTCGCTACAGTGCAGAAAGTCCACCTTACTACCCCGCAC